GGCGTACTTTGTTCCGTGCGTGACGGGCAATGAACTGTGCATCGATCTTGTGTCGCTTGCACACGTTGTGGTGGAAGTCTGCCGATTCACTGGATTGACGACATTTTTCCAAACGAAAATGTCACCGACTTCAGGTTTGAAAACTTTATCATAATGCTGAAACCACAGCTCACCACCAACGCTTTCGTTGAGGTATGCTATAGATGTAAACTTGTGCTGATGTTCAGTGTCCTGCTGTGCCATTTCCTCGGGCGTGAGAGCATCCACATGACTTGCAGCGTATTGATACTTTTGATATCTCAATAGCGTTGGGTTTGTTAGCTGCTTGCAATACACGTTTGTCTTTGCCACGTTATGCCACCCAAGGCAATTCTGTGTTGTTGCGAGTAACGCAGACTCGCTGTGTGAAATGTCAAGACCGGCCTGTTGAGACGTGTTGTGATTTGAGATTCCATATTGTATCGTGCGCGTTCTGTGAAACTCTTTCAATGCGTGATGTGTAATGACCGCTTTGCACCGGCTTTGTGGAATGATCTTTTTATAGCGTACAAGGTTAATATCTGGTATGAGAACCTCCATAGGTTATATGCAATTAATTACTATAAACTTTCCCGCAAGCGCTGACACGTGAAATGCTGCGTGTAAAGGGATCCATAATGCATGCGGCCATGCCGCCCCGGACGCATAGTACAATCCTGTGGTGGTGCAAAACACAATACGTGCGGGCACCTTTCGAAACAGTCCGTAGCGGAGAGCAACGAGCGTGTACAGCGAGAAACAACCCCGTGCACAAGCAATATCCATTGTTCGGCGAAATCCAATTGCAAGGGGGTTTCTCCAATAATTTGCTGAGCACGACGAAACAACCAGCGAGCTGGCTCCCAGCAGCGTATGCCGTTTTGTGCGCCTTCGAATGCTGCGAATAGCAGCCACTGCAAAGGTGCAGCTTGTTGCACACAGAAGCAGCATTCTTTGTTCAAATAAAATATATATTTTACTGTAAAGAATGACGCTTCGTACAAAAAAAGAATTGTCAAACTTGATTGTATATCCTGAGAGTAATCGTATAATGTACGTCAACGATCCAGCGCGTGGTAAGATTCCCGTGTGGAAGCACACAAACGACGGCTGGAAGCTGAATGTGTACAACGCAAACGAAAATGTATTAGGTGAACCTCCAGAGTTATATCTTGGTAATGGTGCTGTTCGCATGGGGACTTTTAAAAATGGCGGCACAACGTACACCTTTAATATGGAAACTGCTACCCTCGATGAGGACAAGTTTCAATGGGATCCCGAACTTGAGGTTTATAAACGTTCGTTGGGCGGCGTGGATCGATACTTGTATGTTAAAGCAATGAAAGACGGGTTCTTCTTATATGCTGGAACCGATCTGGCTGCGATGGACGGGCCAGCGCCAGTCACAAAGACAAAGACATCCTAATTTACATTACTTTTTACGCTTAAAAAGAGCACACACACTCAAACAAAGGCCCATTATGGACGCTGATCAGCTGCGCAATTGGCTTTGTATAGACGCATATCCAGAGTCTAATGTGCTCACAACAGGTGCAGACTTTCAAGAGCTAGTGAGCGACATTCCCTCTATGTATACTGGTACACTTTACACTTGTAATGAAGCGGCTCAGGCAGTGAAGGCTCGTCGTCGTCGGGCTGGTTTCTGCTTGTTTCACCTTGGACGTTGCTTAGGGGCCTTGTTGTAGCGCGCTTATGCTTTTTGTGCGACACAACCTGCCACCCGTCAGCGTCCATTGTTATTGGACAAACACGTGTTGTTGTTAAGCCCGTGCGCGGTCAATGGAGATTCATTTTTTACCAAGGGAACGTATGTGTGGGATTTGGTTTACTGAATCAAGTCATAGCGCTGCTGAAGCGTGCTTTGAGAAAATCAAGCACCGCGGACCCGACATTTCGCAAATGAAACGTGTAGGTAAGTCCCTATTTGGCTTTCATCGCTTGTCAATCAACGACCTTAGCGACAGCGGCAACCAACCAATGACAGCCAATGGACACCACTGGATCTGCAATGGAGAAATATACAATCATGTGGACATCTTGCGCGTTACCAACCTGAATTGTCACAGCGATAGTGACTGTGAAATAATTGGTCAACTCTTTAACGCGTGCGGTGACATTCAACAGGTGTGCAACAGCCTTGACGGTGTATTTGCATGCGTGCTACTGTCCCGCGACGGAACGCTGTATGCATTTCGTGACCGCATCGGAGTGCGCCCCTTGTACTACGGATTTGACGAGGAAGGAGCTGTAAGCTTTTGTTCCGAAGTGAAAGGCATATCGGAACTATGCATGTCAGTGAGCGAATTTCCTCCGGGGTGCGTGTACTCGTCAGCCACGGGACAGTTTACTCGATTTGCAAACATATCAGTGCAGCCGTGCACTGCTCCATATAGCTGTGCAACGTTGAATGGCCTGCTGACCTCAGCGGTTGAAAAGCGGCTCATGAGCGATCGCCCTGTAGGATTCTTTTTGTCGGGCGGGCTCGATTCGAGCTTGATTTGTGCCATTGGGTCGCAGCTGCTCGATTCACCGCTTCAAACGTTTTCGATTGGAATTGGGGATTCACCAGACCTGCAATGCGCGCGCAAGGTGGCAAAGCACATTGGCAGTATCCATAAAGAAATTTCATTCACTGCAGAGGAAGGTCACGAAGCAGTCAGGAGCGTCATTTACAGCTTGGAGTCATACGATTGTACCACAATTCGTGCTTCAGTACCAATGTATCTCATGAGCAAGTACATCAAAGAGCACACAAATATTCGAGTCATACTGAGCGGAGAAGGAGCCGACGAGCTGTTTGGAGGGTACCTCTACCTGCACGATGCACCCACACTGGAAGAATTCAACGAAGAAACTGAGCGCCTGCTACGAGGGGTTCACAAGCACGACGTCTTGCGAGCAGATCGCTGCGTGTCAGCCCATGGGTTGGAGCTTCGGGTGCCCTTTTTTGACCGAGCACTGGTGGACTATGTGCTGAAACTTGACCCCGCTGTGAAGAAGACCAAGCTCGAAAAACTCGCTCTGCGATCAAGCTTTGTTGACATGCTGCCACATGACATTCTCATGCGACAAAAGAACGGTATGAGCGACGCAGTGGGATACTCATGGGTCAGCCATATGAGAAATGTTGCTGAAAACAAGTACTCGGACGACTACTACGAATCGATGTGCGACAAATTTCTTATCAACAGCCCAAAGAGCAAAGAAGAGCTATACTATCGAGAAATCTATACCGACCTGTTTGGGTCCGTGGACAATACGGGACACATCTGGCGCCCTCGCTGGACAAACGTCACTGACCCGAGCGCAGCCTTGCTCCACATGCACGTGAAGTAACACTTTACTTGAGATATTTCTGAACAAACGACAGCAAAAGGCATTGTTTAGTAAGTTGCTGTTTTGAAAATCTCGGCGTTGGAATGATGCTGGGTCGCTTCTTTGGGCACGAATTCGGAGCCTTGATTCGAATCACTGGGTTTCCGCGAATCATTTGCTATTTTACTCTAACTGAAGTTTTAAATATCTACAAATGATCCATATTGTAATTTGTTTGTTGCAGTAAATCTGGATTGTGCTGCATTAATGATGTCAAACGTACAATTTAGAAACAAGCGGCGGCACAGTCAATGAAATAGTTTAATCTGTAATTGTATGCCATTGACAACCCGTGCTTTGTGTACTCCGAATCAAGAGCGATACGTGCAAGCATTGCGTGGTAAAAAGCCGATTGTTGTTGCTGTAGGACCTGCGGGAACTGGAAAAACGTATTTAGCGTGTCAGCAAGGGGTTCAGCAGCTCATTAACAGTCACACAAAGCGGCTGGTTGTCACGCGCCCAGTAGCGCCCGTTGGAGACGACCATGGCTATCTTCCCGGTGACATTAAGCAAAAGCTCGCTCCTTGGTTGCAGCCGATTTATGACTCAATCAGCAAGTATGACTCGAAGGATCTGAAAAAAAACAAGGTGCAAAACGCCATTGAAATCGCACCACTTGCGTACATGCGCGGGCGCACGTTTGAGCACAGCTGGATCATAGCGGACGAAATGCAAAATGCAACACCAGAACAAACCAAAATGCTGCTCACCCGTTTAGGAGAAGGGTCAAAGCTTGTCCTCACAGGTGATGTGCAGCAGTGCGACATTGAGCGCAGCGGGCTTGTTGATTTCATTGAGCGCCTCAAAGACTTTGGGACGTCTGAGTATGTCGAGTACGTCAGCTTGGACGCAGGGGATATTGCAAGGCATGAAGCGGTGAAAGAGATTATCGAGATTTACGATTCCACACAAATGCTATAACACCAAGGAGCACGTCGATAGCCAACGGCAGCCAGGCGAGAGGTTTCTCCGCAATGGCCAGTATCGAAAATACGGCGTACAATGCGGCGTGGACAGGGCGTAATGCGTTCCACCAAACGGGCTGGCCGAACGCACCAGTAGTGCGACCATCAGACGCAAACAGCGTTAGGAATCCCATGACTGGTAACAATGCAACGTATCCCATTGCTTTCACAGTTTCAACACTGGCACGCTGAGCCAAAACAACCAACAATATCCTTGTGGGTATGCACAGGAGCATAAAGAGTGCACCCTTAAGCATTACTATATATGAACTTAAAGTATATAAATTCTTAAGGTGTACATGAAGACTCACTGGTTTCTCTACAACCAGCCGTGCCGACACATTGCAGACGAGTACCAAAAGTGCATTGAGAAGAACGAGCCTGCGTCATGTGAAAATCTGCTAAATCAGTGGAGAACGTGCCTGGCACCAAAGTAATTTGTCACTTAAAAGACAGAACTCTACTAAGATAAAGCGTTTGCTCAATGGGCTACTTTGTCATTGACACCGAAACAACCGGACTTCCTGCGAGGTACCTCACTGCAACTACCAAAAATGTGAGCAATTGGGACGGCTGCAGGCTTCTTTCGATCGCAGTCGTGGAATACAACGACGCACATGAGGAGCAGGACTTTTACTACAAACTTGTGAAAGATCCCAATGGACTCTCAGTAACTGGTACCGAGATTCACGGGATCACGCAGGAGATGGTTGACAGTGACGGCGTGCCATTGGAAGACGTCTTTAACTTTCTCCAAGCGTGTCACTACTTTCAGCCGCACCTTGTTGCACACAACGCGGCTTTTGACATGAATGTGATCAAGTCTGAGCTGATACGTCACGGCATGGATCACACCTTTATGGATGAATTCAATGTAACGTGCAGTCTTAAGCTTGCCCGAAGCATTTACAAGGGGAGTCAGTGCTGCAAACTGGGCAGCTTGTACAAAAGACTTTGCAACAGTGAGCTCGAGGGGGCGCACAATGCACTTGCGGATTGCCGAGGCTGCTCTGCGGTGTATACAAAGCTCCTCGAGGATCCCAGGCGCAACGATACGATTCCAGTGAAAATCGTAGTTATTGGAGCCAGCAAGGTTGCTGCCGCAATCGGAAAGAACCCCTACCAGCGCCAATCTGAGTTGCTAGTTGACCTCCATTCCAAATACCACAAGGCTACGTGTGCCCAAAAGACGGAGCTTGAGGTTGAGTTGGAAGCAATTTCGAAAAGCAAGGAGGCGCAAGACTTGGTTGAAACACTGAAGCGCGAGCGCCCAGCGAGCTCCGAGGATGTCGAGCAGTTGTGCATAAGGGCGCGCGCTGCAGTTGATTGTGACGTTGCACTGACCGAACGCGAAAAGGGACTCGTGCTCCGGCACGTGAAGCATGCAGTGTACACTCAGCGAGGCACCTTGTACGAAGATTGCAGTGCGGAAGCTGATTCGGCGCAGTTGTACACGGATACAACGTACTACAGGAAGCACATTTGCACCATTGGGGATACACGGTATATAATTACAGGTAGGATAGATCGCTATGAAGAACTGCCAGACGGATCCCGGCGAATTGTCGAAATTAAAAACAGGGTGCGCAAACTGCACACAAAGCCGCAAATGTACGAGGTGATCCAAGTGCAAACGTACATGGCGCTGACCAACTTGCTGGAGGCACGACTGCTTCAGCAGCTGAACCAGCAACAGCAATCCAGCATACTTTGCTGGGACGCTGACATGTGGAACAATACGGTACTTCCCAAGCTGGAAGACTTTTGCAAAACACTGCACGATTGCATGGTAAAGTAAAAATATCTTGGACTGTATGCTCAAGAAAATTCTTGAAAAACATCCAGATCGTATCCCCATACTGCTTGTGGTGAATAGCAAAGATCTTGAGATACCTCGTAAGAAGTATCTTGTACCTGACAATTGGACCATGAGCGATCTTATAATCGCAGTGCGCAGGCACAATCAATTGAAGAGATATGAAGCGTTGTTTTTCTTTGTAAACAACACATTGGTACCAAATACAATGAACATCAGGGAGGTGTACCGAGAGCAAGCAGAGCCAGACGGCTTACTGCACGTTCATGTGACAAAGGAGAATGTCTTTGGTTAATCAACTTAAAGTACTACTCGCGGTAGGTCATAATGCAAAGAGGAACGCTCGAGTTGAAACATCAGAACATGCTGGCGGATCTAGACAGTAGCGAACAAATTGAATATTTGTTGAATGTTGCAGACCTATTGGAACAGTACGGGGCGGAGTCTCTGAATAACAATAGTACAGTAGCACACGCAGGAGACTCTGGGCGCACTGTTGACGAGTTTGTAAACGTCGTAACGACAAGTAGCAACGGAGCGTTGTACACTCGGTACCTGTCAGCCGTACATGGCGAAGTACCTGAGCCAGTCAAACTGATTGATAGCTACATATGTGCAACGTGTAAGGTTGGAAAATTGTCAGTAGGTACAGATGCGCACATGATTTGTCCCAATTGCGGAGCGACAGATATATATTTTGATTCTGGTGCCCAAGGAATGTCGTACGACCAGGAAGTAAATAGCGAAGTAAATACAAGCTTTGCGTACAAGCGGATAAATCACTTTAATGAGTGGATTGCGCAATTTCAGGCAAAAGAGGCGATAAACATTACAGAATCAGTACTCAACGACATTCGCGCAGAGTTCAAAAAGTCGCGAACGAATTCAAGAGACATTACACAAACCAAGGTGAAGGCTATACTGAAAAAGCTCAAGCAGAGCAAGCTCTATGAACACATTGCAATCATTACGAATATTCTGAATGGAATAAATCCTCCTAAAATGACTGCTCATTTGGAAGAGCAGCTTCGAACAATGTTCAAAGATATTCAAGAGCCTTTTGAAAGAAACAAGCCTAAAACGCGATCAAATTTCTTGAGCTACAGCTATTGTCTATACAAGTTCTGTGAGCTGCTGAACAAGGATGAATTCTTGCCGTGCTTTCATCTGCTCAAGTCACGGGAAAAACTCCACCAACAGGATTGTATTTGGAAAAAGATATGCGCGGACATGCATTGGGGATTTATACCAACGGTATAAAGAAGACTTGCTTTTAGCAAATAAGAATGTCAGCGTTGGCAGACCCCGACTACATGCGCATTGGTGGACAGCGATATGCACTTGTATCTGCGATCCAGGTCAAGGATCACCCCGACAAGGTTGCAATCAACATTCGTGGCGTTTTCGGTAGTGTGGACGAAGCAGGCGCACACGCCAAGAAAATTACAGACCTAGACGGAAAGTATGATGTGTATGTTACGGAAATGTACAACTGGGCAGTGTATCCGCCCGAGGTGCAAGACATCAAGGACAAGTACTATTCAGACGACACACTACAGAGTATCATGAAGGGATACAACGATAATCAAGACGCTGCACGCGCATTTTATCAGCAGCACAAAGAGGACCTCGTGAGTGGAAAGATTGATCCCGCAGCCACGGAAGCCACGGAAGCCACGGAATCCACGGAAGCCACGGAATCCACGGAAGCCACGGAAGCCACGGAAGCCACGGAAGCCACGGAAGCCACGGAATCCACGGAATCCACGGAAGCTGCTAGTACGTCTCCTGATGATAAATAAACAATTGAAGAATACCAATGAGCTCACTTAATGAGTGTAAGGAAATAACCATGACGGTGTGCAAGCAGAAAAAATGGGACCAGGTCGAGCTGACCTCTTTATGGATGTTTCTCATTGAAGAGATTGGCGAACTAGCGAGTGCAATTCGAAGGACGACGAATCAGTTTAATGATAAGAAGAAATCAAATGTTGAAGGGGAAATCATGGACGTTTTAAGTTATATTTTCCAAATTGCGCACGTCTTTGATGTAGACTTGGACAAGGCGTGGGCAGCGCGTCACAAGCTTAAAGAGTAATATGGAGTACATGGTAATAATGGCAAGTGTACAAGCTTTTACCAGCGTCCTAGAAGAATTCTTGAATGAGCTCAAGGAAACGTTTCCTGAGGAGAAGAAGATTGCAACTTACATGAACTCATTCAAGACGATGAAGAAAATCAATTCTCGTGCAATCATGGAGGGGTTTATGAAGGAGGCTACAAAGCGTGCTGAAATGATCACAAACCGAGATGAAAAGATGCTGTTGGACGGAAAGGACGAGTTCATGAACGAGCTGAACGTCCAGCGCTGGTGGACAGATGATCTGTCGGCTAATACAAAGGACGCAATCTGGCAGTACATGAATACCCTCTTCATGCTTGGAACCACTATCATGAACATCCCAGCAAGCGTACTTACCAACATTGAGAGCATTGCGGAGCAGTGCGCGGAGCAGTTTGAGAACAAAGAAGGGGACATGAGTAGCATCCTCAATGGAATGCAGGGAATGATTCAAAATCTAGCAAAACAAAATGACAAGTAATGTATATATGAGTTGCTTTTGGCTTTACGACGTTGCAGAACTGTACAAGGAGCCGCTTCAGTTTTGGCCCAGTTCAGACATGCAATCGGCTGAGCGACTGAATGCACTCACGCGATTTGTCGTGTACGTTGGCACAAGTTTAGCATTGTACAAAAAAAACAAAAAAGTGGGAGTTGCCATGGTGGGAATTGTGTTATTGATTGTGCTGTACGCAAAATACAGCAATATTCGGTGTGACCCAAAGACGATCGTGTGTAAGGCGCGTACGAAACGACGTGTACATGACGCTGTTGTACCGAGTCCGGTGATTGCGGAAAGGGATCCGCAAGGACGAATGTTTGAGAGATTTGAGGTTCCCGACGACCGAGGGGAGCATCTGAGATTTCTATCCTCTTTGCTACCACGCAATTCGTTGTGAACAAAATAATTGCAACATTAATGAACTTTCACCAGACGACTCGAAAGACAGAAGACACGGAGTATCGTATGCGAAATAACGTCCTATCTGCATGCACCATCAAGTATGTGACTGACCCAATTTTACGAGCACAAGCCGCACCCCCTATGAATCCATATGATTATGAAAGTCTTAAAAGCATGTCGTCAAGAAGTGGAGATATCCAGCAGTTAGATACAAGCGCATACACACCAAATGCGTACAGGGGCCGAGGGGATCACATGGTGGACAATGAGTCAATGCTGCAGATTCCACAAAGCGTAGTCAAGCGGGATAAAGTAGCAACATCGGAATATAGCAGGGAGATATTAACAAACACAGAGTATGTTCCGCAGCCGATTAGCAGCATACCCCGCAGCACATATGCTGACTTGAAGAATAAAAATGTAGGCTGCAAGTAATGGTAGATTCTGGCTACATGGCACAACGAGCGTTTAGTGCTCGCATTTCCGACCCGCCCCCTGCTGAAATGACTGGTATATTCCGCACACAAGGACACGCGCCTCCTTCAGCAGTTGATATTGATTTAAGAGGAGTGTCCACACGAGGAATCATTTACAAGGCTTGCTCTGAAGAAGTAGTTACAACAGAAAACCTCTCTGCGCTAGTCGAACCAACATCTAGAGCAACGTGGGAAACTCAGTATACAAAGCAAAAAAAGGGTGACGTGGATGTTCGCGTGACGGAGCTCGACCGAATGATTCCGATTGGAAATCCTCAGGGAGCAATAGGACAGAATATCGGTAGATTTTCTCCAGTGCAGTCGAGAGACACCTACAAATCGTAAATTAATTTGACGGTACTTAGTAATGGAACTGTTAATAGTTGCTGGATTTGCAGTTGCTGGGTACGAACTCACCAAGAAGAACAAAATAAAGCAGCCTCCTCGGGCATTGACGCATCCAACAAAGCCAAAACAAACACCAAAGCCAAGTACAATTGAACAACACCCAGTCGTACGTGAAACAACAAGCAGAAATCGAATGATTCGTGAAGATCAACTTCAATCGAAAATGGAGCGACTAACAGGAAGTGATGCAACGTACATGAAGCGCGGCGTTACAAATTTTGAACCACAAAAGAATGTGTATGCCACACTGAAACACGACGTCACACACGCGTCGATTGCAAGGGAAACCGCTGAAGAATTGAAGAGTTTGAACATGGACGGCGTCCCTTTGATGGAAGCGGAACGCGTCGTGCCTGCGTTTAATAACAGCGGGATTCATAACACAATGAGGGTAAAACCTCGAGATGTGAACGCATATCGCCGTACCCAGCTGAGCGCTCGACCAACTGGACAAACTGCAATAGCCAAAGGACCTGTGGAGGCAAACGTACAAGCAACGGGAAAGCGGGGTATGTCAAATAGTGCAATTACAGGGGTGCGAGCTGCATACACACAGTCTGCTGTAAAGCCCGAAGTTATTCTGAAAGATACACAGCAGCTTCAAAGTACGTACAACACTGGGGTTAAAGGGAACTCAGCACCAGGGCTCGTGAATACTCAATATTCTCAAACACACAGGCAGCAGATTGACACACTGCCCGTCACAAATGCAAACCAACAAAGTGCGGGCTCGTATTACAAGGAGTCTATGCTATTGCTACCAGTCGGAAACCGCGGAAACAAGGGATCCCCTTCAAACCCTCATAGCGGAAAAGCTCCTGCAATGCACACGTCAACTTCACGAGGTACACAGCGTGGCGACTGCCCAACGTATGCTGGGCACGCAACTAGTGGACACACTGCTGCGACGTCTCGTCTTGACAACGTGCAGGCAATCACACAGCGGGGTACAGGAAATACGTACAGCGGAGCTCCTCGCACATTGAATGCAACGCAACACTACAACGGCGTACCAGAATTGCGCAAAACACAGAAAGATCTAGGTGGGTCTGCGTGCGGACCTGCGCAGAGCGTTCATAGCGCGCCTTCACACTTTGCTGACACTGCATTTGACTCAGAGTGTAACAAGCCTGAATCCCAGCAGTATACACCAGCTGGCGGGAGAATGAATATACGCCAAGACCCAAGCATAGCTGGTGGGAAAATTGAGCAAAGCTGTAAGCAATCCGTTCAAGGCACATTTGCAAACCCAGCACGGCCTACTGCAATGCCAACGAATATGCCTTGTATAGAGCAAGCTGAAAAAATTTCTGAAATCAATACACGTGCAGATTTTCAGTTGTACAAATAAGCTACATGTTACTACTATTACCATCTGACCTTTTTCAGCTAATTTTGAATGAATTGACAATACGAGACCTTGCTTCGATTTGCTGCACGAGTATGCAGTTGTGCAATAGAGTTCAGTGGACGCTGTGGCGATTGCACGTGGATCTAAGCATGGTTACTGCTGACGTACTCAGATCAATCGAATCAAACCTGCGTCAAGAAGGCGACGCCGAAACAAGTATAGAATACAGCCGTAATTGTTCAAAGTGCAAGATTGTATCAAGATTTCCAAATCCGTACAAAGTTGTTTCGTATGTAACTCTAAGTGAAATATTCGAACACGGCAAATCTACAAAAAACATTATACAAAATACGTCGTATTTTCATTCAACGCTGGATTTGCTCAAGTGCATAAAAGGAAACTGCATACGGGAAAGAGAAGCAATGTGTTTGTTCCTCTTTCCGTGGTCAATTAGACATAGGCACATTGTAACAGATTAAAGAAAGGGGATGTACCATGCCCATGGAACGCACGATTGTCAATGATATGCTGCGCGATCGAGGGTTTACATTTGGAGGATCACTCGACGAAGACTATGAAATATTCCATCATTCTTCTGAGAATGATATTACCGTGGTGTACATGGTGGCAACAACAAAGCTGGGCATTGCAAACGTGAAATCGCTTGATTCTGCTATAGGTCTCAGTGCTCATATCATTATCGTACATGGAGGTGCTGTAACCTCGTCTGCTAAAGGGTGCATTGACGCAATGATTGCAGAAGGAGTGACCATAGAGCTGTTTAGTCACAACGAACTTCAGTACAATATAACGAAGCATGCATATGTTCCAAAACATACACTCAAGTCTAAAGACTTCAAAGTGCAACTGCTGAAAGACTTGCGTATTGCAGAGGCGCGTCTGCCCCGAATTCAGAAAAATGACCCAGTCGCGCGGTACTTTGGTGCCGCGAATGGGGACCTGTTTCAGATTGATCGAGTGTGCAATGACGGTAAAGTGGTTCCATATTTTCGCATTGTTGCTTAAGGGTGAGCTGTGTTGAAGTCGTAGCATGATTATCCCAGTGCGCTGTTTCACGTGTAACAAAGTCATTGGGAGTAAATGGAAGCCATATTGCGAGCTTTTAAAATCGGGCAAGAGTGAGTGTGAGGCGCTGGAGGAGCTCAAGATTGTACGCTACTGCTGCCGAAGAATGCTGCTGAGTCATGTAGATTTAGTGTGAGCAATAGACACACCCCCCTTTAGGTGGAGTCCCCTTGGGAAACAAACCATTCAGAGATATGCTATGGAGCTTTTGAGTTAGCAAATTTAAGATTCATTATATTTATTTCGTATGCGCTTGGGTACGTTCTTTTGATTGATTGCGACTCTCTGTAACTTTGCAAGTTCTTTCACTGCCTCGGCACTATTTTCTATGCTCATACCAGCTTTATGATAAGATTCAAAAAGTTTTCTTGTTCGACGCTGGTTTACGTTTGAAGGTGATAACCCATTGAAACCAAACGTTAACTTCTTTATTTCCGATGATTTCAATTTTCCAGTTGGGCGACTGTTAAGTAATACACGTGATGTTTTAATTAGCTGTTTACCTTGCAGTTGTTCATAGAAGAATCTTCGTGGTATTGAGTGAATCTTCGTCAAATTTTGTAAACCAAGAAATACTTCTTTTACGAACATGTTTAGTTGTGGAATAGTTGAACGAGTTTTTGTGTGTAATATATTAGCAGAATATGTACCGCTTTCATAATTAAACGTAACTTTGTTTCCGTCCTTCAACAGTTCTCCAGCAATTAAGACTTTTGCATTTGTAGGAAGTGAAGAGCATATTTGAAAGTGTTTCGAACCTATTTCGAGAGACGCGGTACTACAATATCTAACATTTGTAACATTGTTATGCTCATATATCACGTACGTGTATAATCCATTTTTGAGATTGAATACATGCCTTATATTTTTAGAATTCTTCGCCTGATTAATGTTGTATTTAACGCGTAAAGTTATATTTGAGCCTATATTGTATCCCTTTGAGGCACCGTGTTTGCTGAAATACGGATCAAGAGCATTCGCGGGATTTAGCTCCTGAGGGTATTCTGAAGTTGTAGGTGGATATCTGCCTCTTTTTGGACGAAGCAGATTTATGTTCATTATACGCTATAATATAGTAGTTATTTTTTTACGCTACTATTTGTTCATTATCACGTTTGCAGCATGGGGCACATTTTGTGCATTTGACTGTAGCAATGGTCGCGCACAGAGTAGACCGGTGCATTTAAAACAGCTTATGATCTAGAAGTTGAAACCAACTAATGAGCGCCGAAGAAATTCGAGAAGCGCTATTTTCGCGTTTTGCATCAGGTCGCAGCCTTTCAGACGCAGACGACTGCATGGATATTGCAGCGGACATTCACGACGAACGATACGCGCTTTGTGATTGGATAGACATGCTTCAAGCGGATCCTAGCGTATTTTGGGACACTGTTAATAACCTGGTGAACGAACTGAGCGAAAAATCTTTGTGTACATCACATGCAAATATTCGTAAAGACTCTCACTGGCAAGACGATAACGCTTGAGGTTGATTCGTCAGATAGTATCGACAACGTCAAGGCGAAAATTCAAGATAAAGAAGGAATCCCACCTGACCAACAGCGCCTCATATTTGCTGGCAAGCAGCTCGAAGATGGCCGCACGCTATCCGACTACAATATTCAAAAAGAAAGCACACTGCACCTCGTGCTTCGACTTCGCGGCGGCGCTTAAAGTATGCACGTATATTCCATTGTAGGAATTATGCTCGACTATTGTTCAGAAATGCCCAGCCCACCACTTGAAAGTAAGGTTACAGATATGATTCAAAATGTCGGGAACAATCCAGTCACAAAAAATGTCGAATCAATGGCGAGAGATATTGCAAAGCATTCAAAAGAGTATTCGTATTCTGGATATGCGGTTTTTGGGCGTCACGAGAATATTCGGGCGCTGCAAGTGCGGATTGACGCGCTGCAATCAAACTTGAAAATGCTGCAATCGATTGTTTTGTGTGTTGTTTTTGTAGCAAAGCTGAAACGCGCTGCGTGCAGTTTTCCAAATGGACACACATACATGCGCCTAGAGAAACACTACTTAAATCAGAGTGAACAATTGAAAGTATGACGGTGATTCCTCGCAAGGCTTGCATGGAGTGTAGGAGATTGGTGTACACATACGCAGAGACTCCACGTTGCATTGAATGCACTGCTGAATGTTGTGATTGCCGGTACGACCCGCTTGCTCGAGTAAAGTGTAACAGTGCATTTGACCTTGTCACCAGGGGATCATTGAAGGTGTGTGTTTCGCACTACAAGCATTTGCAAAGATACTGCAAAACATGTGGTGAACCGCGCCATAAGGGCGACTCCGAGCTTTCATTTGACAACTGGTATTACTGCAAGGTTCATAGACCCCACGTTAATACACAAAAGGCTGTAGTTATTCACGCGATTGGAAATTACCTTTACCCTGATGTATTGCAAATGATTTTTAGTTTGCTGTGATTTTTTCTGTACCATGAGTACGAATGTTACAACGTTCACGACAGCGCGCGAAAGACATGAGCGCTTCTGATTTTCTTAAAGCTGGCGGAAAAGGTGCAGTTGCGTTACTTGCAATGGTTGGTGTAGGAAATTTGATGAATGATGTATCCGGCTTATTGAAATCTGAACAATCCCAAGTCGCACTGCTTAAACAGGGACAACTAATGATGGACAGTGCGCCCACCCCGTGGAAGAAATTTGCAAGCTCACCAGATGCATATCCAACAGTTATAGTTGTACAAAATGTCGCAACAAAATTTAGAGAATTTGATATCATACCCTTTTTGGAAGAGCATAGTGAAGTGTTCGGGAATGAAACTAAGCTGACCAAAGGAGAAATGTTAAAGATTCAATCTATGTTAGACCTCAGACTACAAGGGGCACTGAATGAATGGCTGGATAAAATTGGAGGTGTATGTGAAGAAGCGGCTAAACAAAAATGGCGCAATGCAAAATTTTGGAGTTTTAACCAGGCGCTGCCAGTTTGGCCTGTATGGATCAAAGAACGGCCAGATCTTTGCCGACAAGCCACTGATGCGTACGGCGAAGATCTAGAAGAAACGTTTTATGATGAAATTCACAAAGTTTTCGATCGTATCCAACAAACTACATATGAACATGCATTTGGCAAAGAATATACGAGAACCCTTGAAAACAGGGTAAAGAAAAATGTCAAGGAAATAGGAAATATGTTGTCAAAAGCGAGATTAAACCAAGAAGAAAGAGAGTTTAAAGGTGAAATCAGATACTATAGTGAGAAAATTACAGCATTCTTTGGTACGTCGGGTTTGTCGCTGGGGCAACTTACTATTGTTTGTTTCATAGTTGTTTATGCAATGTACCAGGCGTTTTTGAAATTACCATCGATGATAAAAGAATACCAGCGACCAGATCAACTAGCTCTTCAGTTCTTTCCTGATCCACCGCCACCGCCACCAGTTCGTCGAAA